ATCTAACCCATGCATGGGTGACGCATTAGATTTCAACTACATTTCTTATTTTGAAGAAAATAATTTTCCAAAGCAAATAGATTACTTGCAAGTTGATATAGATGCTGGATATAAGAAAAACGGCAGACCAGATGGAAGCGCTTATACAAGCTTACATGGCTTGTTGGCAGTACCATTAAATTCATATAGGTTCACAACTATTACATTTGAGCATGATGCAAACATGTATTGGAGAAATGATGTAATGAGGGATGTTCAGAGAGAGATACTTGACTCTCTTGGTTACTCTTTAGTTGTTAGAACTGAATCAGAAGATTGGTGGGTGGACCCAAAGGTGATTGGTTTAGAAGAGTATAGAAAGTATTTTAGATGGGATCATCTGTGAAAATGTATAAAAATAAAGATTGGCTTCATAGGAGATACATTGTTCAAAGAAAGAGCATGGAAGAAATTGCACATGAGTGTGGCGTAACAGTTATGACCATATATAGAGCATTAAAGGAAAAGGGTTTAATAAAATGACTCCTGCACCAGTTTTTCAAGATTCTAAAGAATTTAAATATGATGATTTATATTTGCTTACAGTAGGGACAGAGGCTGGAAAAGAGATCCTATCTACCTGCCTTGATATTGCTCATATGCTTATAAAGAAAAATATTTCATATGGAAACTCTGCATTAGACCCAGTTCGTATATTTTCTAAGGCGGGTCCAAGAGAGCAGTTGTACGTAAGAATCGATGATAAATTAAATAGACTAATCAAGGGTGAAGAATATCCAGGGGATAATGATATTGATGACCTTATTGGCTATCTAATATTATTAAAGGTTGCTAAGGAATTTGCTATTTCAGTCGACTAGAAGTATAATGTATTTATATGGAAATTGAACTAGCTGATCATTTTGATCGCATGAATAAGGTAGTTGAAGAGCTACTTAGGGGAAACAACCCCACACAGATTGCTACCCTGACTGGCCTTAAGAGGGCAGAAGTTATTGAGTTGATAGATGAGTGGAAGAATGTTGTCCACAACGACACATCAGCCCGTGAACGTGCTAAGGAGGCCATCTCTGGAGCCGATCAACACTATGCAATGCTTATAAAAGAAGCATGGAAAACGGTTGAAGATGCCGATCAAGCAGGTCAACTTAGCGTTAAGTCTGGTGCTCTAAAGCTAATTGCTGATATAGAAGGCAAAAGAATTGGCATGCTTCAGGAAGTTGGTCTGCTAGATAACGCCGAAATGGCAGGACAAATAGCGGAGGCGGAAAGAAAGCAGGAAGTTCTTGTCAAAATTCTTAAAGAAGTTACTGCTACATGTCCTAAATGTAAGATGGAAGTCGCTAAGCGTTTATCGCAAATTACTGGAATTGTTGAGCCAATAGAGATTATTGAGGAAGTCAGTGGAATTTAATTTTGATGACCTCATAGATATACTTGACGGAGAAGAGTTTGAAGAAAGGCCTGTCGATTTAAGAACGTTTGTAACAGACAAGAACTATCTAGGTCTTCCTGAGTTATCTGAAAATCAATACACACTTATAGAAAAATCTTCTCAGATATACAAAGAGTCAACTCTAATAAAACTTTTCGGAGAAAAAGAAGGATCATTAAGATACAAGCAAACATGTAATGAAGTTGTTGCTCAATTAGGTAAGGGAAGCGGAAAGGATTACTGCTCAACTATATCTGTTGCCTATATAGTATATTTACTATTATGCCTTAAAGACCCAGCATCTTATTATGGCAAACCTCCAGGTGACTCTATTGATATTATTAACATTGCTATTAACGCTCAGCAGGCAAACAACGTATTCTTTAAGGGTTTTAAAAATAGAGTAACCCATTCCCCCTGGTTCATAGGGAAGTACTTTGAAAAAGCTTCAGAAATAAAGTTTGACAAGAATGTTACTGTTTATTCTGGGCACTCAGAAAGAGAAGCGTTTGAGGGCTATAACGTGTTGGTTGCAGTACTTGATGAAATTTCTGGTTTTGCCTTGGATAGCACAAGTGGTCACGATCAGGCTAAGACAGCAAGCGGAATATATGATATGTACAGGGCATCTGTAGACTCTCGTTTTCCAGATTACGGAAAAGTAATTCTTCTTTCGTTTCCCAGATTTAAGAATGATTATATACAGCAACGATATGATAATATTATTTCTGAAAAAGAAACCATAGCCAGATCTCATAAGTTTAAATTAGATCCAGAATTGCCAGATAATACTGTAGGAAACGAGTTTGAAATATTCTGGGATGAAGATCAAATTGTTTCATATAAATATCCTAGAGTTTATGCAATTCGTAGACCTACTTGGGAAGTAAATCCAACTAGAGGCATTGAGGACTTTAAGATTGCTTTTTACCGAGATGTCACAGATGCACTAGGAAGATTTGCATGCATGCCACCAGAAGCAATTGATGCTTTTTTTAAATCACGTGAAAAAATTGAGATGGCGTTTAATGATCTATCAATAGCTGTTGACGGATTCGGTAGGTTTGAAGATTGGTTTATTCCTCAAGACGATAAAGAGTATTTTATACATGTAGACTTAGCTCAAAAGCATGACCATTGCGCTGTTTCAATGGCGCATGTTGAAAAGTGGGTTAGTGTAAAAGTAACAGACACATACTCTCAACCAGCTCCAATTGTAAAAGTTGATGCTGTTATGTATTGGACTCCAACATCAGATAAGTCTGTAGACTTTACTGAAGTTAGAGATTATATTCTTTCTCTTAGGTCTAGAGGATTTAACATTAAGTTATGCACATTTGATAGATGGAACTCCCACGACATGATGCAGCAGTTGAGACAGTATGGAATAAGTACAGAAACTTTATCTGTGGCTAAAAAACACTATGATGATATGGCTATGGTCGTAATGGAAGAAAGATTAAATGGTCCACACATACCGCTTTTAGTTGATGAACTACTAGAGTTGAGAATTATGAGAGATAAAGTGGATCACCCAAGAAAGGGGTCTAAAGACTTAGCTGACGCTGTATGTGGATCAATATATAACTCTATTAGCATGACTAGGACAGCATTTGGAGATATCGAAGTGCATGATTATTCATCTGTAAGAAAAAGTTATAGAGAATCAATGTCTGCAGAATCACCTAATTTAATTAAAGCGCCATCAGCGATGCCAAAAGATCTTTCTGATGCACTAAGTGGAATGGAAATAGTATGAGTATATATCAAGAAAAAGCTAAGGAATGTAAGTGCTGCAGTAAGCATGTGCCTCTTCCTACAAGATTAAAGGAATATGAAGGAGTAATGGTTTGCCCAACCACATTTGACAACATACACGAATACAAAAGAGTTTGGTCTGATATTGGCATGAGGCCGCCAGGAAGCATAAGAAAACATTTTTCTGAGTATGTTCAGCAAATAGTTGAGCAGTCTATTGACAAAAACAATAATAAAATACTATAATTCAACTAGGCAACAATAGCTTAGTTGGTTAAAGCCCCGAACTCATAATTCGGTAATCGTAGGTTCAAGTCCTACTTGTTGCACAAGGAGGTAACATGTTTGATGAGTTTGAAGAAGAAGAAGAAATCATGAACAAGATTCAGCATTATATTGAAATAGGTGCAATAAGAATTGCTGGATTCACAGAAGATGGCGAAGCTATCTTTGAATTAAATGAAAACGTTACTGCAGAATTAGCACCAGATTTGTGGCAGGCTCATGAGGATTATGTAGAATCAGAACTGATAGATCTTGTGAACAATGACCTTATGCAAGTTGAGTATGATGAGCAACTTCGGGCAACATATAATTTTACAGAAGAAGGATATAAAATAGCAAAAAGCAAAGGTATAATTCCAATACAAGACATTGAAGAACTGGGAGATATAGATTTTCGTGGGTATTAAAATCAAGTATTACGTCTATATTATTTTTAAAAAAATTAAGTTAGTTTTTGTAAAAAATAAAAATAAAGGCAAGTTTATATACTAATGATTATATTGGGTATAAACGAAACGTCACACGATGCATCTGTGTCTTTAATTAAAGACGGAGAGGTTTTATTTGCTGGTCATGCAGAAAGGTATAGCAAAAAGAAAAACGACTGGTATAACAATAAAGAAATTATTTCAGATGCATTGAATTATGGAACACCAGATGCAATTGCATATTATGAAAAACCCCTGCTTAAAAAGTCTAGAATTATGATGCATGGTGGAGTCAGCGATTGGAAGCCAAAGTTTCCCATAAATGTTCCAGTACATTATTTTAAGCATCACCGCTCTCATGCAGCAGCAGGCTACTACACAAGTGCATTTGATGATGCCTGCATTGTAGTTCTTGATGCTATTGGTGAATTTAATACTTCAACAGTTTGGGTTGGTGAAGAAGAAAATATTAAGCTTAAGTATAAGCAAAACTATCCAATCAGTTTTGGATTATTTTATTCTGCATTTACACAATTGATTGGGCTTATGCCAAACCAAGAAGAATATATTATGATGGGAATGGCAGGATACGGAGACTGGAAAAAGTACTACAAAAAAGTAGATGAGTATTTCCCATCTTATGACAAACAGAAATATAATTTTCATAAGGGAATCACTGACTGGGGGTTTGTTTCAGAACAAGATAAGTTTGATATAGCAGCAGCAGTGCAAATGGTATATGAGCAAAGGCTGAATCAGTTTATGCGTATGGCAAGATCACTGACTGGTAAAAATAATTTAGTCTTTATGGGGGGTTGTGCTCTAAACTCTTCAGCAAATACTTTGCTTTGGAATATATTCGATATGATTTGGATAATGCCAAATCCAGGAGATGCTGGTAGTTCATTAGGTGCTGCAGCAGCTTTGTATGGAAAGCATATAGATTGGAATGGACCATATCTCGGTCATGATTTAGGCGGAGATTATCCAATTCAGCAAATAGTAGATGGCATATTGAAAGATGGAATAGTAGCAGTAGCATCAGGAAGGGCGGAATATGGCCCAAGAGCACTAGGAAACAGAAGCATATTGGCAGATCCAAGAGATCCAAGCATAAAAGATAAAGTTAATCTTATTAAGCAAAGGGAACTCTTTAGGCCGTTTGCACCTGTAGTAATGGCTGAACATGCTCACAAATGGTTTGATATGGATTTTGAAAGCCCATACATGCAATATACAGTGAAATGTATACAGCCAGAAAAAATTCCTTCTGTAGTTCATGTTGATGGCACATCAAGAGTTCAAACTGTTACAAAAGATCAGCATCCTGGTCTGTATAGAGTTTTAAATAAATTCTATTTGGAAACTGGAGTTCCATTATTATTAAATACAAGTTTAAATATTAAGGGCCAGCCACTGATTAACGACATGAAAGATGTCCTTGACTGGCAGGCACATTACGGATATAATATACTAACAGGAATTAAACCTCTGTAGCTCAGAGGAAGAGCAACAGACTTCTAATCTGTTGGTCGCTGGTTCGATTCCAGCCAGGGGTACCACAACAAGTATCGCTTATAAATAAGGAGAAAAAATGAAAACAGTAGGAGATAGACTAGGTAACTTTGCGGTTACTGGAGTTAAGCCAGGGGCTTTGTCGTACGATGAATCTTCTTTTGAGATAGTTAATCAAGATTCTTTCCCAGGAAAATGGAAGATTATTGTATTTTATCCAAAAGATTTCACATTTGTATGCCCAACGGAAATTGTTGCGTATGACGCTTTAGTTAATGACTTTAACGATAGAGATGCAGTTTTAATGACTGGTTCAGTTGACAATGAGTTCTGCAAGATTGCATGGAGAAATGCTCATGACGACCTAAAGAAAACAAACTCCTGGTCATTTGCAGATACCGCACACCAACTAGCAACCGACCTTGGTGTTCACCACTCTTCTGGAGTAACTTATCGTGCCACCTTTATTGTTGATCCAGACAATATTATTCAGCATGCAACAGTAAACAATTTGGATGTTGGAAGAAACCCAGACGAGACATTGCGTATTTTAGATGCACTTCAAACAGGAGAGTTATGCGCCTGCAATAGATCTTTGGGCGGTGAAACGCTGTAATGAATTGGGTTGATCAGCTTAAAGATTCTCTTCCAGAATATGCTAAAGATATAAAGCTAAATCTAGATGCAGTAATTAATAGGTCAACAATTGACCCAGAGCATGCCACGTATTTATCAATTGCTGCAGCTTTTGCAACTGGAAATTCTAAGTTGCTTGCATTTATTACTGCAAGCGCTACGGATGAAGTTGAAAAAAATGCAGCCTTAACGGCTGGTGCTATTATGGCTCAAAACAACGTATGGTATCCATTTATTGAAATGGCAGATGATCAAAACCTTAAGGGGTTGCCAGCCCAGCTAAGAATGAATGCAATCACCTCTCACGGTGGAACAACGAAGGGTAGGTTTGAAGCTTACTCTTTAGCATCATCAATTATTGGCAAATGTCATTTTTGTGTTAAAGCACACTATGAAACATTGAAAGAGGAAGGCTATACGGTTGAGCAGTTGCGTGATATCGGAAGAATTGCAGCAACAATTAATGCATTAGCAAAAATTCTTTCGGCTTAATGCAAGTCCTTGGCATGACTTAAAACTACCAACTTTGCCCTATAGCTCAGTTGGTAGAGCGTCGAACTGTTAATTCGGATGTCCCTGGATCGAGGCCAGGTGGGGCAGCGCTCCTATAGCTCAGCTGGTAGAGCAGCAGACTTTTAATCTGCGGGTCGATGGTTCGAGACCATCTGGGGGCACTGATTTACTTTAACAAATAAAGGAGGTTGTATAAAGAATGACAGACATATCAAGATTTGTAACTGAAATAATAGATGCAAAAAAGCAATATGATAAAGATCCTGTTTCATCTAGCCTATTCTATTTAGAGTTAGGGGTTGGAGACTGGTCACGTGCTAACAACTCCTACTCTTTAGAAACAGATCATGGCTGGTCAGGTGTTTCGGTAGATAATGAAAATAAGTTTGTTAATGAGTTTAACATAAACAGAAAAAATAAATGCATACAAGCTGACGCAACTAAAATAAATTTTCAAGATTTTTTTAAAGAAAATAATGTTCCAGATAGGGTAGACTACCTGCAAATAGATCTTCATGGAAATCATAAGCTTGGGGAAAAGGCAAAAAATGATATACACAAGCCATTGAAAACCCTTGTGTCTTTACCATTAAATCATAATAGGTTTTCAGTAATAACATTTGATTTTGGAAACTTAAACCACTTTGATAACTGGGCGATAAGAGATGCACAAAGACAGGTTTTAAGTTCATTTGGATACTACCTTTTGGTGGATAAGTTTTATGAAGACTGGTGGATTGACGGAGATTATTTTCAGTATGAAGTTTTCAATAGATTCCACAAGTGGACACAGTAAAATGAAAAACGATGAGTCGATAGAATTTAGGCCAATCGATCTTAATTACCATCCAAATAGTCCAGAAAGAGACGTTTTCGATTTAAATTCATATGGGTATAGAACAAAGGAGTTTATTTTTAATGAAGACTTGTTAGCATTGGGTTGCTCACAAACATTCGGTTGGGGAGTAGATAAAGAACAGTCTTGGCCAGAAATAATTTCAAATAAGTTTAATATTTCAGTAACTAATTTATCACTTCCAGGAGACAGCGCACAAGGACAGATACTAAAAGCTTTTGAATATTTTAAAATTTACGGAAACCCTAAAAAAATTGTAGGTGCTTTTCCAGTTAACAGAATGCTATTTCCGTCTAGTATTCACAATCCACATAAAATTGTTACCTGGGATTTACATGGACATAAGGGCCCAGATAAATTTTCTCAAATTCCACACACACCAGACAAAGTTTTTAATATAGAAGTTTGCCAAATTCAAAACTATATGTTTATAAGTATGCTAGAGCAGTATTGCCGATCAAACAATATAGAATTTTTTTATACTTTCTGGGACATGCATAGAACCGTTGAAACATCAGACGTAGATTTTATTGAAAGTTATGACTCAGATGTAGCTATGCCGTTAGACTTTAAAAACTTATCTTTTTGCAAATATCTTAAATCAAATTCAAAATCTTATTTTGACCCAATAAATATTCAATCGGAAGTTAAGTACCCAAATATTATGACCCCACCATGTCATAGAGATTTTAAGGATTTTAAAAATTTTCATTACGCTTCTGATACCACTGAAAATTTCGGCGGGCACTTTAGCTTTCACGAGCATTTGCATTATTCAGATAAGATTGCTGCTCTTTTGGGCCTAAATGCTATATAAATATTCCATAATATTACTATTGATAACTGTACCAACATGTAGTATAATATAAGATGTAAAGATAGTCTTATAAAGTTTATTGTTTTTATACCAAGAGGAGAAGCAAATATGTTAAATTTTAATAAAGTATACCTGGACCCAGAAATATATTATGTTGAAAATTTTATATCTCAAGAAGAGATAGACATAATTTTAGGGTCCACCTTCGAATGGATTAAGACCAATGAAGATGGCAACGGAGCATACTCTTTTGATGAAAAAGAAGTGGAAACTCTAAAAGTAGGTGGAGTAGCAAGAAGATTTACTGGAGTTATCAAGTCAGAAGAAAAGTTTTGGTGGGATGTGATTGTAAAGAAGCTACGACAGTTACTAGACAATGAAAATGAAAAGTACAATGCAGTCCCATACATTACTAAGTATCTTCCAGAAGGTGATTGGGGACTGTACTATCATTACGAAAATCATCCAGACTGTGGTCCAATCGGTAAGTACACTACTAAGGGATTTACTCTAGGGCTTAATGATGGATGGACTGGTGGCGAGATACATTTTAAAAACAAGGACATAAGCTTCACACCAAAGCCAGGTACAATTGTTGTCTTCCCTGCATCAGAAGACTATACACACGCAGTTTTGAAATCACGTGATGGTGACAGAATAGTTCACAGCGCTTTTGTTTACAGTAATGATTTTTACGAATCAGAAATATGCCCAGATGCATTTGAATTGGATACCTCACATTCAAAAAACAATAATATTGCTAACAAAAACTAATGAAGACAGCCATAGTTACTGGAACAAAGCTTGGGGTTGGTAATGCTTTAGTAACAGAGCTATCTAAGCGTGGCTATAAAGTTATTGCAACATCAAGAGACCCCAACTATTTAATGCAGAATAAAGAAAAAAATGGTTGGGGAGAAAACGTTTTTATAGAGCAACTTGATCTATCAGACATAAATTCTATAGAAAATCTATATAGTAAGTATAAGGATATAGATCTAGACCTGCTAATTAATAACGCAGCTGGTGGAAGCTATTATGAGTCTAATCCAGAAGGAATATTTAAAACATTTGAGTACGCTTCTTTGCTAAATGTAGCAGGGCCAGCACATCTAACAAAGTTATTCCTAAACAATTTAAAGAGATCCCAGAATCCTACAGTTGTAATGATATCCTCTTTCGCTGGAAAATATTTTTATGCAGGTGACATAACCTATTGTGTATCAAAGTCGGCTGTATCAGCAATGTCTGAAGTGCTAAGAATTGAGTTTATGCATTCAAATGTAAAGGTTACAGAAATAAGACCAGCAAGCATAAATACTAGGCCAGATAACCCTAACATTAATCATATGGATACTAGCAATGTAGTTGATGCAATAATGTGGGTTTCCGAGATACCAAAAAATTGTAACATTGACCTAATAGAAATGTCTCCAATTTTTTGTAAAAAATACTCATAGGAAGGTGTTAAATCATTAATAAAAACATAGTTGTTGTTGGTGGAGGAAGTGCTGGGTGGCTTACTGCCTTGGCTGCAAAGAAAAAGTATCCGAAATTAAATGTTACAGTAATAGAATCAAAAGATATAGGCATACTTGGCGCAGGCGAAGGATCCACTCCGTACCTTACTGCATTTTTAAAGATGATCGATGTAACAATAGAAGATTTAGTAAAAAACTGTGATGCAACTATAAAAAATGGAATTAAGTTTACAAATTGGAACAACGATAATGACTTTTACTACCATGGTTTTGATTTTACAGATCAATCTATTGGAACAGAAGCACTTTCTTCTATGTTTTTATCTTCAAGTCCAATAATGGTTTCAAGCCTGGCACTAAACAATAGCGTAAGAAATATAGATTTTACAGAGTTAATGTCGGAAAGTAATAAGGTTCCATTCATTATTGAAAAAAATAAAGATGGGAAGTGTATCTCAGACTATAAAAAAATTGGACTTACCTCTCTTCACTTTAATGCCACGAAGCTTGCAAAAAGATTTAAGGAGATAGGTTTGGAGCGAGGGATTAATGTTTTTGAAAATACAATAATTAATGTGTCTTTAGATGATAACAGAAACGTAAAAAGCCTAGAGCTTGACGATGGTAATAGTATTTTATGCGACTTTGTTTTTGATTGTAGCGGGTTTCACAGACTTATTATTGGAAAAACATTTAGCTCAAAATGGAAAAGCTATAAAGAATTTTTACCGACAGATTCCGCTATTCCATTTTTTATTGAAATGACAGATGATATTCCTCCATATACAGAAGCAATTGCAATGAAGTATGGATGGATGTGGAAGATACCCCTGCAGTCAAGATTTGGATGTGGCTATGTCTATGACTCATCTTTGTTATCAGAACAAGATGCGGTTAAAGAGATAGAGGATCTACTCGGTTTTGTTCCAATTTATCCAAGAAAAGATAAGGGTGGTTTTAAATTTAGTCCAGGGTCATTTGAAGAACCCTGGCAAAACAACTGTGTAGCTATTGGCCTTGCAGCAAATTTTGTGGAGCCATTAGAGGCAACCTCACTTTGGGTAAGCATGATTCAGCTTACAGAAATATTTGGAAGACCTAGTTTATTTGTTGAAAATACTAAAGAAATAAGAGATGAGTTTAATAAAGTGGTTATAAAAATGAATGATGATATACTTAACTTTATATACTTTCATTATATGTCTTTAAGAAAAGACACAGCGTTTTGGGAAAAATTTTCTTATGAGAATGCTCCAGAAGATCTAAAACATAAAATAACAATGTGGCAAAGTAGAATTCCAGGAAGAGTAGATAATGGTGATTACTGGAACTCAAAGAGCTGGTTTTTAGTAGGGTCTGCTCAAGAAAAAATTAATAAGGGTCTTGCAAAAGAATATGTAGAAATTTCTGATGAGTACAAGAAAGCTGTTGACCTATACGAATATTATAGAGCATATCGTAAGCAAAAGCTTTCAGAATGCACAGGGCATAAAAAATTTTTGGAGGGGTTGAAATGAAATTTAGAACTGAATGGATTAATGCATTAAAGACAATGAGGCATAAAAAGTATTGGGATAGACCAAATACTGTTGAATTTTTTGCCTTTATGACAAAAATATCCATTATATTTCCAGGCTTACTATTCGGTAAGCAATGGTGGTGGCTATACATCTTTGCATTGGTATCAAGCCTTGCATTGATTTGGTCATCAACAGTAAAGACTTTGCCTACAATTATTTGGTTTAATATTTTGTGGTCAATTCTTGCTGTAAGTGCTATAATTAAACATTGGGTGTAGGGAGATAATAATGTTTGAATACTATGTAAAAAAGGTAAGTAAGGTCGTAGACGGGGATACAATTGATGTCGATATCGATTTGGGGTTTGACATATCATTTAGCTCAAGAGTGCGCCTTGCTGGTATAGACACTCCAGAAAGTCGTACTTCTGATAAAATTGAAAAGGCTTTAGGACTAGAAGCAAAGGCGTATTTAAAGAATGCAATTGATTCAGCTAAAACTGTTGTAATTAAAACAGAAAAGATGGATTCATCTGAAAAGTATGGTCGCATCTTAGGATGGGTTTTCTTGGACGGATCAGATAAATCTATTAATCAAAAGATGATTGAAGATGGACACGCCTGGGGATATATGGGAGAAACAAAAATTAAAGACTTTGATGCACTAGCAAAAGCTAGGGCTAAATCAAAAAAATAGTTGCAATTTTATTTGCTTAAATGATATAATATATTAGTGCCTGCCAAATGGGGGTACTAATTTAACTCGCTTAAAAGGAGCAAAAATGGTAACAAATTTCGCCATGGATCTTTTCAAGGATCCATTTTTTATTGGTTTCAACCGAGAGTTGGAACGTTTTAACAGTCTAAGTAAAGTAAATAATACAGCTTTCCCGCCGTATGATTTGTTAAAGCTAGACGAAGATAACTATCAGCTTTCGCTGGCAGTGGCTGGATTCACAAGAGATGATTTGACTGTATCAATTGACAACGGAAGTCTTTCGATTACAGGTGAAATTACACAAGTAGTAGATGCAGAAGTTGTACACAAAGGTATAGCTGCACGTAAGTTCACAAGAATCTTCGAGCTAAGTGAATACATGGAAGTTTCTAACGTAGAACTAAAGGACGGTATGCTAAATATCGGTGTAATTAGAAATCTACCAAAAGAAAAGCAGCCAAAAATTTTAAAGATCAAATAATATTGCGACCTGGGTAAGTCCAAAAACTGCCTACTAATATTAAGGAATAGGTATGCCAGTATACGAATACAAATGTTCATATGATGAAGCACATGCTTTGATGTCGGTTAACAGATCAATTACAGAGAATGATCCAGGCTATACATGTGTTGAATGCGAATCAGATATGATAAGACACTTCACCCCGTTTGGCATACAATTTAAAGGTAATGGGTTTTATAAAACAGATAATCCTAAATAGTTAAAGTGGTATAATTACTATATAACAAGGTATGTTATGTAGGAGTTATAATTGACTAGGACTAAAGCATGGAGATTATCATTAGCCACCATTTTAATGTTTGGATGGGTATTTCTTACTCCTGCCCACGGAGATGATCCACTTAGCCTAGCCGCTCAAGAAATAGAAGAGCTTAATAGTAAGGTATCTAATTTAGTTTATCAAGATGATTTTATAGATCTTATAGACATAGCAGAAAATAAATTTACATATGCCACAAATGCGTTGGAACTTAGAGATGATTCTTATGATACCCACGAAGATGCAGTAGAAGCAGAAGCTACAGCCTTAGAAGCAAAGAACCTTGCTCAATCAAATGTAGATGGTCAAACAGCAACAGTAGCCATAGCACTTGAGCACAAAGACAGTGCTCTTGAAGAAAAGAATGATGCTCAAGATGCACTCAGCATAGCCAATATTAATGTTCAAACTACTCAATCAAGTATGCAGAGTGCTGGAGCAACAGGTTTGGCATACACTGTTTATACTCTTGTTAGGCAGGGTAATGTTGCTACCCCAGGATCTGTTCT